TTCCCTGAGTTTACCTCACCGTTCTGGAATATGTCAAGATACGAAGATGGTGTAACATCCAAGAAGATTGATGTAATCTTGGGTGGTATGGAAACTATTGGTTCAGCAGAACGTTCTACAAATGTTAAACAGATGAGAGATACATTCCATACAATTGCAAATGGTGAGTATGCTAACTTACTGGTTGATTTGTTTGGTAGAGGACGTGTTGAAAACGAATTGGAAGAGTTTCTAAAGTATGACTTCTTCCCTAGAGTTGGTGGTGGTATTGGCATGACTCGTATGATTGCTGCACTCGACAAACTCTAAAAAAGAACAATCCGGGGTGGTGAAATAGGTAAACACGCACAACTGTTTATTGTGTGCTTAATAGGCTTGAAGGTTCGATTCCTTCTCCCGGAGCCAATAAAAAAGGGGCCGTCAAGCCCCTTTCTTTACTTTTTTCCAACTTTTTTGCAGTCTACCATGAATACCTGATAGGTATCATCTGGACCACCAGAGTCTCTTAATCTAGCGTATTTATTCATTGCTTCATAATAAGGAAGTCTGGAGGACACCGTAGTTGGAGGAGCCCACCAGTCTTTGTCATCATAATGAATAACTACATAAAGATTTTCTAGTTCGGAAGAGATGCGTCGATACCTTGCACATACCAATCCATAGAAAGCAGGGTTGGCCAATCATCCAAGTTCGCTGCACCAGCAGCACACTCATCAGGAACAGAACCATCTTGCTTCAGCAAACCTTCACATGGAAATGCATGACGGTCGCCATTTGCCAGTGCTTGTTCAAGCATAAGTGCTTCAGTAACAAGTGTCTGACCCATAGCATCTACATTGTAACTCTCTAGAGCAACCATGCCAACTTCACCACCTTTACCATCTTTGGTGAAACCCCACCAAGTATCACCACCAGTCCATGTGCCGTCCATTACCTGACCTACACGGTCAACATAGTAAGTATCCCAATCATCTACAATAGAAACGAGATGTGCGTTAGGACCAAAGGCAGACATGTTAGATGCCTGACCAAATGCATAGACACCAGCATTCTCTGCTACTTGTACAGGTGCAGGAGAATCAGTGTGCTGTACAATAATATCAGCACCTTCATCAATCAGTGCCTGTGCAGCACCAGCTTCCTTAGCAGGATCGAACCATGTATACAACCAAATAATATCTACTTCAATATCTGGATTATGTTTTTGTGCTTCCAACATGAATGCGTTAATACCACGCACTACTTCTGGAATAGGGAATGATGCAATATAACCGACTTTATTAGTCTTAGTCATATTAGCAGCAATCATACCTTGGACTACACGACCTTCATAGAAGCGTGCAGAGAAAGTAGACATATTGTCAGTGTCACGAACATAACCAGTTGCGTGTTCAAATGCTACTTCTGGATAATTGGCAGCAACTTCGTTAGTTGCATCCATATAACCAAAAGAGGTTGTAAAGATAATATCATGACCAGTTTCAGCAAGCTGAGTGATTGCCTCTACTGCTTCTGGACCTTCTGGAACCATTTCCAAATAGGTAGTAGATACATCAGGACCATAGGCTTCTTCTACAGCAAGACGACCAACATCATGTCGGTATGTCCAGCCAAGATCACCAATTGGACCTACATAAATGAAACCTACTTTGGTTTCAGCAAATGCAGCAGTAGCAGTTGCAATAGTGAGTGCTAGGGATGCTAGAATATTCTTAAGCATGGTTTGCAGTTTCCTTGTTTAGATTTTAGGTTGTAGGAATGAGTGAATAAGAACTACAATCGCAACAGATGCAGCAAGTCCGATCATCATCTTAAAGAAGTCTTTGCCAACTAGAGGAAAGACAGATTTGAACTTACGTTTCTGTGTGAATGTAGCAATTGCTAACTCACGTCCTGTCAAGAGACCAATGAACACCCATGTGGTAGACATCGGAATATCGTTCCATTCCTTAAAGACCCAAAGGATCAGGAAGTAGAACAAATCAATAATGGTAGCAGAACGAACATATCGTGTGTTATGTTTACTAACAACAACTTGTTGAATTCGACCACCGTTTTCTCTGAACATCCAATATAGCCCAGCTACAAAGGTGATAGAGATAATGAACATCATTTCAATAGGGACTTGTCGTGGAAGGAACACAGCAATATTTGCCATGTCATGACTAAGCCATGTATACCACAAGAAGCCTGTAGTTACCCACTGAGCAACTACCCAATATTTTCGATGATTATCTTTTACTGGTTCTGATTCGTCTAACAGTTTACTAATAATAAACCAGATACCATAGGCAGATACAGCAGCAATAGCATATCCCATAATCGACTTGACCAACATCTTTTCCAACACAAAGGTTGAAGCAAATGCAGATAGGACAAGGAACGATGTAGACACAGGAACACCAAATCTAGTCAGCACAAGAAGTACTGCTGGAGCTAGTGCATGATACCACTGAATTTCTTGGAAGGGAATTTTGTTAAGTCGGCCATAGGAGATATCACCTCCATTTGAATACCAACCGAACCAGATAGTAAAAAGTAGGACTGCTGACGCTGCTGCCCACATAATCATACGGTTTGTTTTTTGATTTGAAGCGATCCATGTTCCGAGCGTCTGAACAGAATCGTTAGCGATTACTGAGTAGGATGCAAGTAGGAAACCCACAATCATCCAGATTGAAATATAGTCCATTTTTTGATTCCTTTTTAGTAGGCTATTACCCCTACAGTTGAAGGTGTTAGAGTTGGAGCGGGTAGACGGAATCGAACCGACATCATCTGCTTGGAAGGCAGAGGTAATAGCCTTTATACGATACCCGCATAGTTTTATTTAATAATCTTAGCAATCATATCTTCAAATTGTTCGACCTTCGCAGTGCGATTAGGCCAATATATATAATCCTTCTCTGGATTGAGTTTAAGGTTAGAGAGTAGAGGTAGAATGGCATTGTAGAGTTTGTTTAGTTTGTCTTCATTGACTGTTGCTGATGCAGCAGCTTCTTCTGCGCTGGCAGCAGTCTTCTGAACAACTTCTAATTCTTTTTCATCAACTGCGGTAAAACCGAAATCAAAAATATCTTCTGACATTATAGCACCTTTAGTATCTTGCGACCTTTTTTATCTTTTCTTAGATCACCATAGTAACCAATCTGAGACATGTAAAGTGTCTCACCTGTAATTGACTTGAGATTTTCTAAGATAGACTTTTTCTTTACTCTTGCTGGAATTTTAGTCGCAGCATTCAAAGATACTTCACCATAGATAATGTCTGCTTTTTCAACTACCTTAATGAATTCTTTAAGAGAATACCTCTTCATACTAATTCCAGTGCCTGTGCTTGATTATAGAGACTGCGCATGTCAGTCTTTAATTTATCTTTGCTTAGATCAGTATTTATAGCATCAACATAGGTATCAAGTAACATAGCAGTATCTTCTACAACTAGTTTATCATCATCTACATCAGACAGAATATCATCAAAGTTCTCAGCAATCTTCAGTTCATGAATATTTTGATCCTGAATTTTGTCAATGAAATCTTCAAACATCTTTGGATTACTTTTGTTTACTACAACTACTTTAACAAACTTATCTGTTAAATCTTGAACACTAGTATACTCGTATTTTTCATCGTTGTAAACAATTTTCTTGAATAGAATGTGTGGGTTCTGGATTGCAGTAATTTCATGGGTCTCTGTATCTAGAATATGAAAGTGCTTCTTATCACCAGCATCATTCCAGAAGAACTCCAGCTGAGTGCCAAGGTAGTGAATGTTATCAATACTAGACTTGGTATGATAGTGACCAGTCAAAACTTTCTTAAACCTTTTGAATGGAGATGGGTCCATGCCGTGTTCATTCTTGATACCACGCATCATATCAAACCCACTCAGTTCAAGATGTGCGCCTAGCATATCAGCATCACAGGTGCGAACAAAGTTCATACTCTCTTCATAGTTACTCTTGTTAATCCAAGGAAGCATAGCAAACTTGAGACTATCATATTGCATTACTTTTGGTTTTTCAATGATTGCAACTTCATTGATGAAGAACCCAAGTAGTTCTTTGAGAGAGTTTGGATTATTGGTATCTTTATAATAAACATCATGATTACCGGGAATAATATCCATTCTAATTCCCAGTTCTCGCATAGGTTCGAGAAAGTGTTTTCTATTGTGGTGCAAAGCTTTAATATTGATTGCTTTACGGTTGTCATAGTAGTCACCTAAATGAACAATCTGTTTAATATTGTGTTCCCGCATATAGGGGAAAAATACTTCATCATAAAATTTAGCAGCATTATCAAGAAAGATATCACCAGAGTTGCGAATGCCGCAATGGGTATCGTTCAGTAGAGCAATTTTCATATTATAAAAAGTCCGTTACATCAGAGTCATTAGTTTTACGAATACGTTTTTTCGGTAATATATTCTCCATAGTATCAAAATATTCGTCGTCTGTCAACTCATCATTTTCATTCATACGTCTTTTTGCTGTCTCAATCGCTGCATAGGCGACATACGCAGAACTAGCATCTTGATCAGGAGCAGCTTCAATCAAGTCTGAAGCAAAACTACTTTCAAAGTATGAGTCTTTAATCTCTTGCTGTTTCTTTTCTTTAGCAATACGACGCAAGAATGCATAGTAGGTAATCTGTGTGAAGTAGGCAAAGGCATTAGGTTTGCCTGTACGAGTTGCTGCTTCGATATTATAGTTACGAATAGCACGGAGGCAGTTTTCAATAGCATCCATAACCATCTCATCACGATATGAATATGAAATAAAGTTAGGTCTATGGGACAGACCTTCTGCAATCTGTTTGAACCCTAGAGCAATGTAGTTAGGAACAACAGGGACTTTTGTGCCATTCTCTTTACATTCATTACATTCTTTTACATATGAAAATACCGCTTCAGAAAATTCTTTATTGTTAATATAGTTTTCGGATTTACGTTTCATTTGGGTGTAATACCTTTGGTTGATAATATAAAGAAGAGTATACTATAAAATATTATGTATGTCAAGTTATTTTTTTGCTTGACAACTCCTAAATCTTAGTATATAATAAGTTTACTTTCAGGGACCGGGGAATATACCTTAATGGTAAGTTGGTGTATCGTCATCAGTTTCTATATTTATCTGCTCATATTCTTCTTCAGTTTCATTGTCGTCTTCTTCATCCTCATCTAGAATACCTTCAACTAGTCGCCTTCTATACTCAGCATAGTTTTCAGAAACAATATCTTCAGGTGTAGATACAGAAACAATAGAAGTTCCAGATAAGGTCATTACCTTAGAGTAATCAGCA